CCTTTGTTAGCTAAAACAGCAATTGTTTTTTCGGGATTAAATATTGCATACCACAAAAGATATGCTACAGATGAAATAGATTTACCTGATTGCCTACAGGCCAAAACAATAGAGAATCTATTATCTTCGAAATGTTTAAACATTTTTTCTTGATACGGATATAGATCAAATGAAACTAATCCTCTATCAAGAGAAATTACTTTTAAATAAGTTCTAGCAAAATACGCAGGATCTCTCATGCATTTTGCGTATTCTTTTATTTCTTTTTGAGTCCACTCTTGTTCAACACCGTCACGTTTTACATTAGGGTTACCAAGATAGCCTGCTTCGTTATTCTTCAGACTCAATGACATTTGCATCATCCATTTTTTTCAATAGCATTCTTTGTAAGTCTGTTGAAGAACCTACATATACATTATTTTGTGTCAATTTACCTGGAAGTCCTTTAGAATCTTTTAAGCGAACTTCTTTCTTTTTCTTTTGTAATTCCATTAGACGATCAGCAATTTCTGCATTTTGTTTCATCATATTAGATAATACTTCAAAGGCGCGTGGATGCTCAGACTCACGAGCTAATTCCATCATAAGATCTATGGCCTCATCGCCTTTTTCTGCTAGATTATAATATTTACTTCGAGCAAAATCATAATCGTCATCTACATCGTCTTTATCATGCTTCATGGAGTAATTTCTCCGTCATCAACTTCATCTTTACCTTCAATAACATTATCAAAGTCGCCATTTGCGTTAGTTCCATCTGCAATATATTCCTCAAGGAATCCAAATGGATCTTCTGCTTCAGCATTAATCATATCAACTTCTGCTTTAGTAATAACACCTCGCTGTTGAACTGGGCCATAGAATTTTACTTTTAATTCAAAGTCCAATGTATAGACAATAGCCCTACGAGACAAGAAATCACCTTCATAGTCTTCAGCTAATCCTACACTTGATAATATAATAGGTACATCAGATTTTATCCCGAGCTCTGGTACTTCATTAATTGTAATCGTATATTCTGGTTGAAAATACGGAATAATTTGTTCAATTACCTGCAAAGCATCATCTTGGTTCTTTGCCATAATTGATAAAGTAATACCCATATTATATGGAGCATGAGTATAAATTGCGTCTCTTGTAATACCAGATCCGCGGACAATTTGGTTCATTTTTGGTAACTTACTTGCTGCGTCGTATGCTAAAGAAGTAATTTCAAAAGACATCCTCGGCAACTTAATTGCCACTTTTGGATCTGTAAGAGACGCTTGTGATTCTAATCTTGCAAGAAACTTTTGCTTAGGTCCATATGCTAATGGAACCCTCATAATATTTTTTACTTCACCATCTGAACCTTTGCGCATAATTTTAATATCATTAAAGATAGTACCAAATGCTGCAATGGTTCTTCTAATTGATGCATGATAAAAATGATCTGATAACATAGTTAACCTCCGATCTCACCAAATGGATTGGATTCAGAGAAATCAATAATTCCTTCAGCTTCTAATTCAAATTCTTGGTTACGTGATTGAGAATCATTTAAAGCTTTATTTGTAATTGGATCATCAATATTATACACATCAGTAACTGTCCATTGAGCACCAGAGGTATTACCGTCAATAATATTATTAGTGAATGAGTGGTATTTTCCGTCAGTAGTGGCCCAACCAGTTACAAATAGCTTTTTAGTTGTAGCATCAACAGTTTCATAAGAAACTACTCGGCCTGTTACATATTCGTCAGTATCGCCAATTTCTTGTTGAATATCTTCACCAATAGCAAATTCTGTTCCATTTGAGTTATTGACAACTAATACAAGCTGCTGTGATATGTCTTCCATTACTGTATCAATATCTGAAATACCAGTTTGAATTTGCTCACCTGAGTATTCAAACAATTCGCATTGTAGTGTATATGTTGGAAGATTTGATAATTGATAGAATGGAGATTCGTGTTCAACAAAACGAATCTCAAACAAAGATTGAGAAAGTGGAAGATATATTAAGTCACCTTCACTCGGTCTTAAACTATTAGTCCCTGCGTTTTGAACACCAATATATTGGTTCCAACGTTTCTTTGAAACGATAAAGTTAGCTTGGTCTCGAATCTCAACACCAAACTTAGAAAGTAAATTACCATCGCCTTCAAAGCCATCAATATTTGAGATGTACATTTCAATAATGTAAGCGTCATCAAATACTGATTCAATATCTTCATTGAGAATGCTATCTTCTTGCACTACTTCTCTGGGAAGATAATACACATCTTGCCCATACATTTTAAGGGATTCGATGACAATATCTTCGTAAAGGTCCTGTTCGGTTCTTACCTTTTGCGAGAAGTATACGTTAGTAGCCAATGGATTATCCTACGTAAAAGTCTGGTGGCATTTCATAATTGAGCTGCATTTGCTCTCGGATCTGTCTGATCTCTTCAGTTGCGTCATCAAACATTTGACGACCATTTAATGTTACACCACCTGGAAGTTGCATACCTTCAAATTTGATAAGGTTAGCACCCCATTGCTGTTTAATTAAAGCAGTTACATATTGCTTAAGGAACATATCATTATAGACATCAGAATAAGTTGATGGATCTACAATTCTCATACATTCAACAATGACATAATCATTTTCTTTAATATCTGATTCCCAATTTACATCTAAATGTAATTGATTCATATGACGATTAAATCTTACAAACTCACCACTACCATTTAGTTTCATGTCTAACAATGAAACATATTGTTGTACCATTTCATAGTACATTAAGTCGCCAATATAAGAAAGATCGTAAATATCATTCAGATGCATTTGATATTTTACAGAAAACATATTAATACTTGATTGTGAATCGCCGATAGGAAATACACGCTTCACATATAAAATATTATCGTTTAATGTAATATAACCATTTGTTACGTCAGTTGCAGTAATTTGGTGTTTTAGATAAACACGCATTGTTGCATCTGAATGATACTCTTGATAAAACTGTAGAGCATCGTCTACACGATCTTCTAGTTGGTCGTCATCAACATTAATTTCAATAACAGGCGCGCCCAATCTACGAAGAGCGTAGTCAACTAATTCCTGTCTTGTAGTTGGATTTGCCATTATATTACCTTATTTAGAAAGTTTTTTTACTTGTTCTTGAAGATCTTTTACAGATTCAATAAGTAGACCAACCATCGCTTGATAGTTAACTGATTTCAAACCATTTGAATCAGTGGCAACAAGATATGGTAGCACATTTTCAACTTCTTGAGCTACAACACCCATTGATTTTTTACCAGTTTGTTTCCAGTCAAAATTTACACCACGAAGATCAGAAAGTACAGACAATGGAGAATCAATTGTCATAATATCATCTTTTACTGCAGCATCTGAAGTAGTATTAAAGTTTGGCGCAGTAACGTCGCCTGTAAATGTTGCTCCTGATAACGCAGCTTTACCGTCCAAAGAAGATTGTAAATTGTCAATATTAGAAATTACGTGATTGTGTGAATCATCGGTAATTGTCAACGATAGTGTAGCATTACCTAAATTTGTAAATGTTGCTGAACCACTAGCGTCACCACTAATTGTAAGAGTAGGATCAGCTGTTGCGGTTGTTGCAATACTTACATTACCTAGATTCGTCATGGTTGCTGAACCAGTAACTGCACCAGTCAATGTAATAGTTGGATCATTAACATTAATATCTAATGTACCATCCGCATCTTGATAAGTAACACTTACACCAGATTCAGTATTGCTTGACCACATTCCGCCAGCAATATCTTGAACTTCCTCTGTTGAAAGGCCATCGTCCGTAATACTTACTGAAGAAGTTGATCCTGCAGCGTCTGTAAAAGTAATTGTATCATTACTTACAGATGCAGATACAAAGGCGGTACCAAGATTGACTCCGCCTAAAGTTAAACTGCCATCTATATTTACGTTACTATCAAAATCAGCAGCAATTTTAACGTTGAAATCTGTTTGACTTAAAGAAGCAATATTAGTACCTGCCGCATATAAGTTTAACGTGTCATCATCATTACCAGCAGATGTTTCTGTCAAGATATATGTATCTTGATCAACATCCATAACGCCTCCAAGTGAGCCCCATGACCCTCCAGGGCCATAACCTTCAAATTGAGATGTAGTTGAATTATATCTAATCATACCTGCAGCAGGAGCTACAGATCTATTAGCTGTCGTACCAACCGGAATCTTAATTGAATCTGTAGAATCAAATACCGTTTGGGCAGTATCTACTGTCAATGAACTTCCAGATGGGACAATATTTGAAACGACTAGCGTGCTCATATTTTTCCTATCCTTTAATAAAACGTTTATTGTCTAATCTATTTATACCGTTATCCAATTGTAACAGAAGTGCCAGCGGAAATAGTTAGTGTTTGCCCAGCAGTTATATTAATAATGCTAGAGCCTGATCTGATTTCATAACCTGAAACACCAGTTAAAGTAGTATCTGTGGCTACTGTTGTTGCATAATATTGGAATGGAGAAGTATATGTGACTGGATTGTCATATTCAATTTCGCCATTATATTTTACACCTTTGCTGTATGAAAACTTATCTTCACTAGCATCATATAAAATTGTTGCATTTGCCCCATCGATAGTAATACCAGCTCCATCTGCTGCAGCTGCATTTGCTGCTCCTGAAGCCAATACGATGTTTTTATCATCGATTTCTAATGTTGTAGAATTAAGAGTAGTTGTTGTACCATTAACTGTTAAATTGCCCTGTACAGTAAGAGCACCATTTAAAGTAGTATCAATACCATTCGCTACAGTGAACGCAGTAGAACTTAAGGTTAATGAAGACGATCCTGCGTTATAAAAGGTAAAGGTATCTTCGTCGGATCCAGCCGATGTTTCTGTCGTAATGTAAGTGTCTTGGTCAACATCTTTTACACCACCCAATGATCCCCATGCGTTACCTGGACCATAACCCTCAAAACTAGAGATTGTAGAGTTATATCTAATTTGACCATCGGCTGGAGTACTCGGCCTTTGAGCAGTAGTACCGGCTGGGATTGTCCAATGGCTTGTGCCAATAGAATTTAATTCATCTAAACCACTAAATGTATCACCAGTATCTCCAACTTGCAATTCGGTTGTACCAATAGTAATAGCAGATGTTACCCAGTTAGGCGCTGTAGAAGCACCTGTGGATCTTAAAACAAACCCAGATTGCCCTGGTGTAATAAATCCAGTATTATCTTCCGAAATTTGATAAACTAGATAACCAGAAGAACCACCTTCAATATTTTCCGCAGAAGTAGCTGTTGTAGAGGTACCAACAGTAAGAGCAGAAGCATTTACCCAAGTAGGCGCATTCGTTCCACCAGAAGTAAGAACTTGACCAGATGCGCCGACCGAGGAAATACCCATTGCATCTGAAGTTGAATAAACGATGCCACCAGCATCCGCGGTTAATGCAGCTCCTGTACCACCATAAGCAAGATCAATAATACCACCTTCCCAAGAAGATCCAGTACTTAATACTTTATTTAAAAGTGTCTGGCTAGCAGTGGTAGTAGCAATAATTGCACCGCCACCGGCAGTAGATCCATCATGTAGCCTTAGTGTTTCAATTTCTGTATCATATGTAATTTCACCAATCGCGCCAGTAAACGCATTGTTTTGCGTTGTGGTGCCTCGTCTAAACTGTACCTGAGTTGCCATTATTTTTCCTCTAAATCTTTATTCTATTTATGCTTGCGCTTCTGACCAGAATAAGTTTAAGTTAACATCTGCGCTACTAGATGATAAATTATTTACAACAATTGCTAAAACGTCAGGGCCATCAGGGAAGTTATTATAACCACCAATCGCTGAGTTTGATAATTCTTTCAGATTTGAAAGGTCAATTTCAGAAAAACCATTAGGTTGTCCCAATGTAGCAAAAATCTGTTCGCCTGGAGTAGCTGTTGTAGAACTGCTGGTTGAAATTTGAGCAAATGAAGGCTGAGATCCTAATGCAACAGTGTTAACTGATTGCCATGTAAGAGTGCCTGAATTAATATTACCTGGATTCAAAATACCGTAAACTTGTACAGCTTGTGAAGATTGAACTTGTAATTTTTGTAGAAGCATAGATGAACGGTTTAGCAAATCACGTTCACCTAGATTACCAGCAATAGAGTTACTTACTGCAGGGGCCAATCTTACAAAGAATACTGATGCATCAGATCCAGCAGCAATTGTGTTATTCAATGCTGAGTAGTTAAAGTAATAACCACGATCTGTATCGAACCCACCATCCATAATATATGATGAACCCCAGTGGTTCAGTGTTGGAGATGCCGTACATGAAACAAGTGTTACAGCAGTATTCCCATTCCCTACAGCGTGAGAAGCAGCGCTTCCACCCGTAAAGTCTTTATTAGTACCACCAATGAATAGCGTAAATGTTGCACCTCTTGTACAACCAGTTAATGTATTTTGAGATTTACCAGTGTAATTAATACATTCATTCTCAATTAGAACAGTACCAGAAGTTGGGAATCTAGAAGCATCACTCAATGGGATACTTGTTGCTGCAGCTGAAATTGTAGATGTTAATGAGTCAATAGCAGATTCGTTAATCGATTGATAACGAACCGCAGTGTTACCAGAACGCATATATGCTTCATCGTTAACGTTATTTTGTTTTGCTCTATGGGCAAGAATCATGTTACCATCTGGGCCGCGACACATAAAGTCGATAAAGCCAGCACCATACCATGAGAACGAAATCCCAAGCATTTGCATTTTATTTAAGTTTAGATTGTAACCAGAAATACCAGTTCCATCTAATTTATCAATATTAAATTCTGATTGTTTAACCCTATGGTCTACGACAGCAGCCATTTTAATACCGGATGAATTACTTACACCGCGATATTCAGG